TTGTCCATCTTGGTCTTCCTCATCATCTCTATGGTGAGCCCGAAGGTGCAACGACCGGAGCAGCCGGTGTACGCTGTCGTGGGCGGCCGATAAACGTCATCAGGAGAATACCGACTATAACGATAAATACAATAGGAACCCACTTATACATGTCCTCCCCAGATGATTTCTGTTTGGGGACACGTATTGGTGGCGGTAGTGTAAACTCTTCAGGTGTGACTTCCCGTGGTAAATTCTCCAGACGGTCAGTGGAGCATGTGATTTCAAACTTCAAGGTATGTTCTTGGTGTCTAAAATCATAGGGAATCAATTTACCATGACTCATGTAAAAAAACTCAACTTTCAGACTGTCCATGACCTTCTGAGGTCCAGAGTGGAACTCGTGTACCAGGGGGTCGTCGGCACCTTTAAAGTTGACGTAGTCCCCCCCATCTAACAGCAGCTGTCCAGTATAGAACGGTGTCCCAGTGTACACGTGTTTCGTGAAATCATCGGAACCCGCTGTTAACCTCAAGACAAGGGCATTTGGACCAGAAAAGTTCAGAGGACCACTCATCACTTCATAGTTGGCGTTGGAACTAAAGTCTAAAGAGTTAAACCCCATCATCTGGTGGGGTGTGGTTCTATCTGTAATGTTGCTACTGTACCCATTAGTTCCACTGTAAAATTCAAGAGTGAAATGACCTTCATTTATCGTGTTTGAAAACAAAAGTGTATCCAAACCACTCACATAGGACACAGAGTTGACGTTTGTCGTCGGTGGGGCCAACGCGGTCTGGAGTTCAGATGCGAACGTCGTTTTGTTTGACACATTCTTTTCAGTCAATGTGATGTCCACCCCATCCACGCTGAAGGTTTTGTTTGTGGAACACACGGTGAGTTGTTGTGTTGGGATGCGCGCGGACACCAATGAAATCTTTGAAACATCGTAGACTGGGTTTTCCAAAGACACGACATAATTGTTCGCGTACGTGTAAAGGTTTGCATTTCTCTGACTACTATCTATGTCCAAAGTATAGACCTTCATTAAAATTAATGCATATAATTTTAATGAGTGTTTTTGTGTAAGTACATATTCTAATTAGCATCCAAAACCTTGTTGGGCAAACGGGTTGTTGGCGAGTTGTCTCTTTGTGGTGTTCAAACTCTCTGGGGTGGCATACGGGTTCGCCATTCCCTTGTACGGGTTCAACTGGTGGTAGTCGGCGTTCTTGTACTGTTGCATCCACGCCCCATTCATCGGGTTCACACGACCATCCACCCTGGTCTGGTCCATGCGCACAGAGGTCAACTTCCCACCTTGTTTCAACGGCGATTCGCGAACATTCATGCGACCCTTGTTCGGCATACGATTGGCCTGACCTCTTCTGTCTTCCGGGCGGAAACCGTACTTCATCAACGCCGCGTTGTCCCGCGTCGCAGAGGCTTGCACAGCCGCAGAGTTCTCGTACGCCCCGTGGAAACTGTGAATACCAGGTTGCGGGTTGTCCATGTGCGCGAACATCCCATCGTTGAGGTCAGTCTTATTTCTCGTCGGTTCCTGAGCGATAGTCATCGCCGAGGTAAACCTCTTCGCCGGGGCATTTTGCAACCCATCCGTGCGCAATCCTGTTTCCGCCCTGTTCGTCGTGCGTTTCGTCTTCTCGTGTTCCTGTCTCGGTGTGATGGCACTCATCCCTTGCGCCCTGCCACGAGCCGTCGGGAGACGTTCGTACAGGTCAGTGGTGCGTTCGGGTCTATTTTTGGCCACATCACCAACAATACCTCGGCGACCACCCATTGTATCCGCGCCGTGGTTCGTGCGTCCTGGCAGCTGCGTGAGTTTGTATTCACCAACATTCGTCGGCATGACCCGGTACAACTGCTGGAAACCACCAACTGCTGGGACGTCCGCACCCACACCGAGACCAGGACCAACCATTTGCTTCTCCACAGGGGAGAGATTATTCATTCTGCCCTGGTCATAGAAACGGTCTCGCATGTTCAGGATTTCACCCCCTGAGGTGCGTCGTTGCGGAGCAACTTCACCGAAAGACGGCATCTCCTGTTTGCTCTGATACTCTAAAGAATCGACACCTCTCGCGGCGCCGTAGTTGAATTCAAAATCATCTTCAGTTTCATCGACTTCAATCATCGTGTTGGGTTTCACCAAAGGTTTTTTAGGAACAAACTTCGGGGCTTCCTGTTCCTTCTTACTCAAAACCTTCCCCGCGTACACCAACGCCGCGACGGCTGCAATGGAAATGGGGTCTGCCATTCTTACTGTTTACTTGATATTATTTTTATATCGCTGCGCGAACAATTCATTTTGAATGTCCGCCCGCGTGCTGCTCGGTTCATATTCCATGGTACGAAGGGGCACCTTACAGGTCATGTCGTTGAGCGGGAACAAATTCTTTTCATAGGTCATCACCAACGGTTTGTTGAAACGAGACGTGCTCTGCGGTCGCAATTGGTCGGAGGTGTCGATGTACTGTGCGGGAGAACCTTTACCCGCCATCAACGGCGCCGTCCCGTACAACATCGTGTTCGGTCGTCCACCATCGGCGTAGTTCAAAGTGCTCGGCTGAGGGTACACAAACACATCTTCCGTCGCCCGTCTCTCCGGGAGAGCGCCAGTGTTTTCAACGATAGAAAGTCCAGGCTGAAGTTGGTACGCCATTATATTACTACTATTACTGGAGAAAATCATCTTACATCACCAGCGGTGGACAACCCTCTAAAAGCTCCGAGTTGCGCCCCTCTGGCATTCGGGTCACACGCCATCATGTCCCCTGCCTTGCACATCGGACTGAATTTGGCACCGTACAACCATTCCGCATACGCCGTCTGGTCTCCTGGGATGGAAGATACGGGCATGGTGACGAATTGACGAGCGGCGGCATTCTTTTGGAACTGGGGCATCGCCGTTCTGGAACGACCACCATCGTATTGCACTCTGTCTTCACCAAAGTACTTGACATATCCTTTCACCGTGGGGTAATAACACGCAGATTCACGCTCTGGGTTGTCGGTGATGTCAGTCAACAAGACGTTGCCGTAGGGGTTGTCCTCGGTGGGCATTTGACACGAGTTTCCTGTGTATTCTTCACTGTTCGTGGGACGTCCCACATTCCCTTTCACCATGTTCGAGCGGTACATGACAAAGAGAACACCGAGAACTGTCAATCCGAGCACGAAAATACGAGGGTCGCGGCGAATCAAATAAATGATACACGAGGCGTAAATGATAAAACGAGACGAGGCGTTAATACGGTCGGCTGGGGTCTGAGTGTTCGTCGGCCAAAATTCTAAAACCTTGTCCGAGCGGACCAACTCTTTGAAATCTTCAAACCAGGGTTTCATTTAATATAACAAAAGGTTTATTTTTTCAACATACCACCTAACATCTTCATGATAGCGTCTGGGTTGATGCCGCCATCGGCACCACCACCACCACCCTCGGCTTCCATCTTGGACGCACAATCTTGCGCCAAACTTTCAATCGCAGACAACGTCTCTGCTGGAATGGAAGTGATAGTCACACCAATCATGTACAGAGTTTGCAAATACTGGAAGATGGCACCACGCGTCGCCTGACTGGCACTTTCCCAGTTCGACTTCATGTTCATCTCATTCAAAAAGGGGATGTCCTCATCCAATAAAGTGGCGTCGTGCTGAGAGATGCGGTCGGCATACGGGCCAATGCCAGCCATGTACGTTTCAACAATTTTACGGGGGTTACTCTTTCGGAGCAGGTCAAATGATGTTTCAAACTTCTTAATACCTTTTTCTTCGGGAAACGCCTTACGTAGTTCTCCGAGGAAATTTGCCATCATTTCGTTAAACGCCGAAACAGAAGCCATGTTTATACTATTATATTTTAAATTCTTTAACTATTTAGAATGGTTCGCTGGAAATGGTCTCACGTTGACCCAATCCATTAGACACGATGAAATAAATCAAAATCGCATTGAGCGCTGCGGGTTTTGTGTATTGCGCCAATTGTAACTTACCTTCATTATTGAGTTGCGCCTTTGCGTGAATGTAGCCTGCAGTAATCGCAGCACCGATGAGTGCCGCACTGAACGGGTCTCTGAGATAATCACTGAGTTCCATTATTATAATATGGTGAGGTTTTCTTTTTAACGACGTCTATCTGGGGCATCGCCAAACAACACCCCATCATCCTGCTGCTGCTGCTGGGGCTCCTCTGACTGCTCTTGGGGAGGTTCGTCGTCATCCTGTGCTGGAACATCGG